TCTAATCTGCATTCTTTGTTGTAGGTAGTATTGGTTGTGCTGTGCCTCCTCTTGTTGTTCTATACTGCTGTAGCCATGATGCCAGTACCCATAGCCATAGTCGCCTTGCTCAATAGCATTAGCTATCGTAGTTGTTATCATCATTGCTATTACTAATAATGTTTTCATTTATTATTCCTTTTAGTGAAGTTATTTGGTCTGCTTGCATACACATACAGAACCATGACGGTGATATTTTCCACCCTATATTAAACCATGTTATATCTACTCCTAATGGGGCAGTAAAAACATTGTACTCATTTACTTCTTCGTCTAATGATAGATACTGATAATCACTAGCCAGTATCATTGCTATAGAGCTTTTTAAACTACGTGGTAAAGTTTTATCAGTGAATGTTCTTGTAAACCCTGTGTTTACAAACAGCGTGTAGTCACCATCAATAGGTTTGTATAGTGGTACTCTCCATATACTCTTGTTACAAAAGAATATTTTTATTGGTGTTAGTCTGCTGGCATCAAAAGCCATCCCATACCTCCTAATTGTCCACTATCACCGCTGTAGCTATTAGCTATTGGTATTGATATAACATTTAAATCATCGTTGTACCCACCTCTCATAGGTATAAACTCAATACACTTTTGTTTATCTTCATTTACTACACCAAACATAGTTACCATTGCTTGAACCATAGGGTACTCTTCTAAACTAGATTTACTAATACGTTTGAATGGGGTGAGTATTGTATACAATTCATTGACACATGAGGACATATCTTTTTGTATAGTTCCTATCATATAGGTTCCATCTATATTTACTCCGAGCGCAGTCAGCGGTTTCTCTAGGAACTGAGATGAAGTTGTACGTCTTGCCAATGCAGTTGCATCTGCACTATCCCATTTAATAAGGACACTACTTGCCAACTCTACATCTAATGTGTACTCTACAACTTTACTACCACCTAATACTTTCTGTAATAACGCATGAACCATACCATCTTCTAGCTCATACCTACTCTTGTAGTCATTACCTTGTATTGTTTTTTCTATAGTTTCTTTCAACTCACAAAAGCCATGTATAACTTTACTATTAACACTTTTTTCTATTGGTAATATCTTCTTTATAATGTTCATCAAGTTAGTTAGACCCTTACTTGCTCTAGTGTCGTTCCTATACTTCCTAGAGTATCTATCTCTAAGATTGAACGGCGACACGTAGTAGTACGTAGTTTCTTTAGATACACCATCATAATCAGAATACTCTTTAGTTCTGGCGTACAACTCACACACATGAAAGCCGTCACCGTAAGCCATACATATGCCCTTTCCCTTTGAATCTTCGTCTGCTTGTGTTTCTTTTATTCTATAGACTTGCAAGCCATATGTTTTGTGCAACCACTTTACTATCTTCTCTACTTGTGAATCATCTATAATCTTATGTAGTGATTCCCAGTCACCATCTAACATTACTGAGTTTGTGTTTATATAATCTCTAGCGTTCATTGTTTGCTCCAATTATTGTATGGACAGTTGTCCACATGCTATTTATATTGCTCTACTAAGATGCCAGTTACTCTAACCTCGTTACCCCATATGCTTGCGGGGAACTTTTTAGAAGACTCATACGCTACCTTTTCTAGTAAGTTAGTTCTATCCTCTCTACATAGTTTGTGCTTGAATGCCTTAGCTGTGTTAGCGACAAGGGTAGCCCTATTAAGCCCTGTAAGAGTAGGTCTAGAATAATTAATAGCCCATCTCACATGTTCTCTTATCTTATTGACATTACCTAGTGACGCAATACCTAACGTAGACAGTAGGGGATTAACAGTAAGCTCCTCTACGTGGTTATTAAGTGCAATTTCATATTCTTCCTCATTTTCTATTAAATAGTTATGGTAACTATAAGAAGTAAGAGTCTCTGGAGTAACCTCTTTAACCATCTCTATAATATCCTCATCTCTCATGTTCCTAAACATTACATCGGCTACAGTAAATGATTCCTTATATGGTTCAAAGACTGCCTTTACAGCTTTATTATTAGTCTTGTAGCCTGATACCTCGTAACTGCATGACTCATGCAACTCTAATGTATTCACATACACACGCAGTCCATTGAACACAGGATGAGTAAATCTATAATTATTACCTATTACACCACCACCTGATAATAACGCTCCACCATGTTTGCTACTTGCACATAGAGATGCACTATTCAGCCAGTTGTAGCTCATTGCCATCTTAAGCCCTTGTGGGATACCCCAATTAAACTTCGCAGTAAACTCAAACGAATTGTCAGGATAGACTATACCCACCTCACATGGTGTTCTCTCATACATCTTATAGCGTCTAAGTTCGTCTGGTCTATCTTGCGCATCGGGGTGTACTCTCTTTCGTTTAGCTTTCGACATGGCATTATACTCTTCTAGAGTTATAAACTTTTCCTCATAGTTATGGTCTCTATACACACGATATACTTTCTCACCGTTTAAAGTTTCTTCTTTAAAGCATTTTGTTGCATATCTTCTTTCTTCTAACGGATATCTATTTGTTGTTCCTCTATATGGTTTTTCACCCTGTGTAACTCGCTCTAGTCGCGCGTAGTCTAGGATACAGTTGCTATATGTTGTTACTCTTTCTAATGTGCTCATTATCTTAATCTCTCTAAAATGTATTTGTCATTTGGGTTAGGCTTAACGTACTTAACTTCGCATGGTTTAATATTGTCCATATAGTTCAGACTATACCCCAGTACTGTAAGCGTTATTATTAGGGCTAATGTCAGCCCAACACATATGTTCTTATACTTCTCAGCATCAACCTTATGTGTCTCCAGCTCATTCTCTTTTAGTCTCATGTACCTGTTTACAGCCTCACTCTGTAGCTTCCTTGCTTTCTCTTCTCTTACTTCTTGCACTGCACTCATACGTTTACCTTCTTACCTTGTGGTGGCTCAAATGATTTGTTCTGTGTTACTAGCCATAGTGACGGCATAGTTATGTTCCATTTAATATTATTCTCCAAGTAACCATCTGTGAATACAATCACACATTCACTATTGAGCTTATGCTTCGCAATATACTCACTAACGCACGATACATTCGTACCACCTCCACCTAACGGTTTTAACAGCGTGGCTATGTCAGCGTAGTCAGTCTCGAATATCTGCTCACCATGTACCTGTGTATCCCACCACAAAATGCGTACTCGTTCAGGGCAACACACACCACAAATAGATGCCAGTTCGCTTGCAAACTCCGTCAGCTCTGCACTACCTATAGAGCCTGATGTATCTATAGCAATGGTAACTTCGCCCATAGTTTCTGCTTCGTACCCTGCGACATACATATCATTAGCTAAGTATCTCTTGTTCATTCTTCGCCATGTAGTCTCGTCACTCCCCCTAGTAGCTGATGTAACAAACTCTCTAAGCGCTTCTCTCCAGTCTATCTTCGGCTCTAATAGGTCTGCTATAGCTCTCGGTACAGTCGCACCCATTCGCCCTGCAAGTATGCCACCCTCACGCAATGCCTTGTCGATTGCCTCAGACATAGCCTTTGCTTCTTCATGTGTAAGCTCTGCGCTCCCCTCAAAGTCATGCACATCACCATCGCCACCCTCACCCTCACCATTACCCTCTGGCGGTGGGTTCTTCATTAAGAAGTTAAATACCTCACGCATACTCCAGTTTCTAAACATATCATCTTGGTACGCACCATATGGCAACTCAACTATACGTTCAGTACCCCCAGCAACTTTACCGTCTATGTCCTTAATAATTCCATTTACAACATAGTCTGCTGATATGTTCGCAATCCTACTATCTTTCTTCCACATGTCCACACCTCGTGGGATATGCTTCAACGCAACATGTAGGTTCTCATGCAGTACTAGACCTCGTAGTTGAGCATTAGTCTCTATACTCTTAAGGAACTTAAGCCCATACTTCTTATTAACTCCATCGGTATACGCCGTGAACTTAGCATCTTCTACTACCTCTGATGTACCCATTAGCATTACACCTGAGTATAACGCCGTATGTGGGTGCTTCATCATAGCCACGTGGGCTTTCTTTATTCTTGTCATTTGCTTTTGCATGATAGTCTCCTATTAGAACAATTCGTGATTCTCAGCCGCCCATTTCGCAATCTTTAAGTTCCTACTAGCCAGACGCACACTCTTACTACCTCGCATCATCATAGTGAAAAAGATAGCCTGTACCTCTGATGACTTAATACGCTCTACGAACTCCATGAACGCCGACAATTCATCTTGCGAGTCGAGCATGTCTATAGCTTGGAACATAATCATTATCTGAGCTGATATCTCGTCTGGTACTTTCACAATCTTTGGTTCTTTAATAATGTCCTTAACATCAATTAATGATTTCTCTAATGATAGAAACGCCGCCATATCTCCTGCCGCACTTGCTCCTATAGTTCCTGCTAACGCACACATCGTGGCATTCTCACCTAGCTTGTCTGTATTACGCACAATCACATCGGCTTTGGCTAATGAACGTGGTGAACAAAACGACATAGCACTCGATGATGGTTTAAAAATGTATGGGTTGTCGTTCTGGTCGCCGTTTGTGTATGATGCCAGTGCTCTTGGGAACATATTTACCCATGCTCTGATGACTCGGCTTATCCCTGCTTCCCCTGCCCATGTCAACCACTCGTCTACTGTAGGCTTCGCCATTTTAAGAATACATACTCTGTTCCCTGCATGTGCCAGCATTGAATCACCAACTCCATCTGATGCGTTGTTGCTTGTGCCGAACACTATACTGCCAGCTGGTAAGGCTCTATCACCTACCATTCTTTCTAACATTAGTCGGGTAAAGATTACTTGCAATAGCTTAGGTGACTTCATGAACTCATCTAATAGAATAACTTTAGGTTTGTTTGAGTCTAATTTGAAAAGGCTTGCCACGTAGTACTCTAAGCTCTGTGTTGCGTGGTTTGGAATAACCATGCCTATGTCTGACATATCCTTAACAGGGCAATCAACATAGATATAATCATACTTATCCCCCAAATCTTCCCGAATCATATCAAGTAACGATGTCTTACCACAACCCGGCTCAGATTGGATAATAGGAGTTAAGTTCTCACCTATAGTTGGAATGATTGTACGTAGTTCGTTGATTGTTACTGTGTTAATAAAGTTTAATTGTGACATTGTATTTCCTTAGTTATATTTATAATGTGGACAGTTGTCCATGTGTTGTTTACTGCTATACGCATTTAAAGCTACTGAACTTCTCTAAGACACTATCTATGTCTTTCTTTACTGACGTACGTAATGTGTCGCTGTTACGTATTGCCTCTGCATCTACACCCTTGAGTGTTCTCTCTAGGTTCGCCCTTGCTTCCTCTAGCTTAGGATTATTCGTAGGGTTAAAGTCTTTGAACAAGTCGCACATATTCTTAAGTTTGTCCAACGTACCATCGTATATCTTACGCCGTCTTTTAGAATCTTTATCCTCTATGTCACAGCAAAAGCTGATGCTAACCATCAAGTCAATTAGCCGTTCACCTTGGTCTTTCGCAATACCCTCGATGATAGACGCCGTCTGCTTGGTATATGTGGTGTACAAATCCTCTGCGATATCATTAGCTATACTGCATCTAAAGTCATTAGTCGGTACTTCTGCAACAAACATCTGAGCACTAAACTTACGTCTTACTTCATCTTTAGTCGGGTAGTCATCTCTGTCGAACATATCGCCCTGACTGAATGCCATGTTACTCACGATGTGGTCGTAGTCATTAATAAACTCATCTAATATAATATTAAACTGTAGCTCATGATGTGCCCACTCTTGCTTGAACATTGGTAAGTCCATACTAGGTAGCAAGTCCTGACTCTTGTTCCATCTATAAGTTCGTCTCTTCATCCAGTTGTAAATAGTCTGTCTGTAGTTGACGATAGCCTTATGCTTGGCATTATTGTTTAATATATTCTTAACGAATTTCCCTGCGTTCTTGTCTGCTTTCTTAGCAGTTGTAACCTCGCTGGATATCTCTGGGTCTACCGCTGTTGCACTCCACACCCGAACATCTGCACATACAAGCACAGCACTTGTGCTAAGAGATATTAAATGCTTTGGTTGGCTCAACGCCACTTGTGGCACTATTTCTTCTTTAGCGTGTGGACACATGTCCACATCGGATGCCAGTCCTTCCTCTACAAGCTCTGCCTCAGCTTGCTCTATGTCACGCACCATTTGGTCTAGCTCTTCTTTAGTCATTGTCTTATCCTTTAAGTTTAAGTTCTAACATTTCTTTATAAGACCCAGTACCTATTATCTTATAAGAGTTTCTTACTTCGGTACCACGGCATACTATTATGTTTCCGTGTGCATTGGCTTGCGCCGTGTATATCTTCTCTAGACTTACCATCTCATTACCCCATCATTAATGCATCAAATTCTTTAATAACTCTGATGTTGTTTCTTTGATTAGCTGTTACCTTGAAGTGGCTCTGAGCCTTATTCATTGCACTCTCTCTTGACTTCGCCCATATCTCCGCTGATGACTTCTTATATAGAACGGTAAAGGCTCTATATTCTTTATCAATCATATCTTCATTCATTGTACTTCTCCGATTGTAATGTGGACGCATGTCCACACGTTAATTAACAAATGTTCTCAAAATCCATCTAAATTACCTCACTTCCTAGACTACTATTATACAGTAAAACTTTACCTATGTCAAGGTACTAAATACGATAGATAAGCGAGTTAGGTGTTTGTTTGGTGTTTTAATCTTCTTCATCATATGCTTTCGGGGCTTTGAATATATCCACCATATTGCGCAGTTCTTCTGGTATGTCTTTCTCTGCTATCTCTATGTGTCCTGTGTTCTGCCATATAAAGCCCTGTGGTTCGTCTCTTCTAATCTTCTCTCCCTTTATCCAAGCCACGTTGTCTTTATACGCTTGTAGTGCATCTTCTTTCTCTTTGTGCTGGTCTGCCTGACGCTGTTTTAGTTGACGTAGTCTATAGTCTGTTACATTCTGAGCTATATCATGTTTAGTGTTAGTGTTCTTTATGCCAAACAATACTTCCTCTGTTGTTATCTTACCTAGTTCATGTCTGGCATGTCTGTATAGTGCTGTACTTAGTGGTATGCTGTAACGATTTGCCCACTTAGTCATGTTTAGTGTTTCGCCCTTATAAGTAAGTAGGCGTTGGTTAGCATGGGTAGACGCTGTGGGGTCAATCTTGGCGAGTATCTGCTCTGGGGTTTTGTTTGCCTTATAACGCTGTAGGACTGTGCCAAACTGGATGCCAGTTATTCTGCTCCAATCCTTTAGGGTCTTAGTCTTGTCTTTATATGTTAATAGACGCTGTGGATATGGCAGGGGGGCTTCTTGTTCTTGCTCTGCTTCATCTTCCATGTGGACATCTGTCCTTATGCTAATTATCTCCGCTACTACTCTTGGCTTTCTTGGCTCTAATGGTGCAACAAGAGCTTCACCTCGTAGACCTCGTAAATATCGCATACGCAATGTATGTCTATTCATCTTTAATATCTTAGCCCATTCGGTCATTGTGTGTGTTTCGCATTCTACTGTAATGTCAACTTCTACTTTACGCATGGTGTGTACTCTTTTGGTTAAGGTTGTGGGATTTCATTTCTATTATTTCTTAAATGATTCTGACTAGGGATTTAGTAGTTTTTGTGTCAAAAAACGGAAAAATATAATGTAAACGTATTGTATAATGATTAGGGTATTTTGTCAAGTTGTAGTGGTGTTGTGTTGAATGATTTGACTTTATATGTAAGGTTAAGGGCAATAATGGGTGCAATGGGGGTGGTTTTGGGGTGATAACTTGACACTTTACATTAGAGGATTTGGTTGTGACACAAAAATGGAACATCGCTGGAGGTGCCTAAAACACTTGGTCTGGAGGGTTATAGACGCCGTCGAATTTGTGCACTCTACATTATGTCCAGTGTACACAAAAACAGGGCTTTTTCATTTCTGAGTTTCATTCTATGAAAAGTAAAACTGTCTAACTACTTATTTATATTATATTTTATTATTATTATTAGTAGTAGTAGTAGTAGATATTGTAGAATAATTTTATATTGTTGTGCAAACCATGCAAGCATATTTAGGGTATAGGGGTATTTCCGGATTAGCCGACTATTTTTAACTGCTCTTGCCGAGGTCTAGTAGGTCTTTAAAAAAAGTATTTCTACGGGGCATACCCTCCAAAAATGCTTGCATGGTTTGCACAACGAAGCCTTATGCTACACTGTAAAAAGAGACAAACGGCTAAAACACTTGGTCTGCGATTCTACAACCACTTTACACTTAGCCCAATTCTTGTGTCAAAAAAACCCTGTAGAATGACACACGTTTTTGACACAAAACTGACGGCGTCTATATAAATCAATAGCTTAACGGCGTTTTATATGTCAAACGGTGTTCCTATGTTATTTCGTCAACGGTATAATGCGGTCTGTAGAGCCTTATGGTAAAGTTTAGTCTATATAATAAACCTAATAGATAAGAGAATATTATATCAACTACGTTATACTACAACGAATCAAGCGGAAAAAGGTAGAAAGTCGTAAATAAAGTTGACTTTGTTTAAAAAAAACGTTATGCTTAGACAAGCTTTGAAGCTTCAGTAAGCCCCCCTACCGAGTTACCCATGTGGACAGTTGTCCACACGCTAATTACACCATCAACGCCGTCAGACGCAATCAGACGCGCTCACGAACTCCTAACTGGCATCAATATTACCTCACTAAATAATATCTCAAACCAAAATAACCCAACCGCGCCCACGACCACAATAACTGGCATCAATTTGATGTGGACAAAATTTAAGCCAAAAAAAACGCCGTAGACCTAAGCCTACGGCGTTTTTAATTTACTGCTTAGTCCTTGCTATTCCATACCCGATTAAATGCTTGGACTGCTTTTTTATAGCGTTCTTCAACAACTTTGTTTTCTATCTCTTTGGTTGCCATTAGTTTTGCTTTTCCATCTAATGAATTAAACGCTTTAGTAACTTGTTCTTCAAAACTAAGTGTAGTTCTTTTGCCTCGTTCTTTACCCTCGTTTTGAATTTCCAAACCCTTTGCGAGTAATCTGTTATAGTTCTTGGAGCAATAGCTATCAGTTGCAATTCTAACGTCCTTTACAGCGTGATAAAGTTTTGGTTGGTCGTGCTTAAGTTTGCCAAACGATACGCTAGTAAAAGAATATGCAACATCAACTGTTACAAGTTGTTCTCGCCCGCCGTCCGTCATTGTCATGCTAGGCTTAAAACATTCATTACGGCGCAACCTGTAACCTTGATAAAGTTGATCTTTCGACTCACTAGGAACGTCAGCCTTAACAGGAAATCCAACTATGTTAGCAATACACCACATTGCAATAGTGGTTAAAGTATCGCCCGCAACTGCTTGATTATAACCTTGTGCCTTTACTGTTTGTACGTCTTTTTTAATTGCCATTGTATTAATCTCATTTTGTCCGTTTGCACGTTTGCATCTGGTACGGTTCTATTAGACCATATAATACATGATATGTAAAGGTTTGGTGTAGAATAAATAGCATGTGGACAACTGTCCGTACGATACGCACACGCTCAGCCACGCCCACGGTGTGACGCCCTCGAGAACTTCTAACTGGTATCAATTAACACTTGGCATAAAAAAGGAGACCCGAAGGTCTCCGTGTTGTTATCTACCAAACTCTTGAGATACAGCTACTATACATTTAGATACAAAGTCCATAACACACATCTTATAAGACTGCATACTATATAACTCACTACCTAGGTTACTATCATTTGCATAGTCCCATAGCTCTTGTATCCTTGAACATGGGGACCTAGGATAGTAATCACACCAAACTGACGCGAGTATAACTTTTTGTTGTTCTGTTAAATCATTTAGTTCTTTTGATATATCATCATATGTATTCATTGTATTGCCTCGTTGTTATGCACGTCCTTGTGCGTTGGGTTACTAACCTAGTTGTGCTTCTGCTATGATTGACCAACACAGGTCAACATCGTTACCATCTTCTACTTCCATATTCTTATGCTCTAGTCCACGTGGGAATGGGTTACTAACAACGTAAGTTATTAGCTCATCAAAGTCATGCTCAATAGAAACTCTAAAGACCTCATTGCCAACCCAACCAAACACAGGAAACCATACATCACTATCCTCAGTCACCATCTGTGTGTTGCTACTATCTAATCTATCATAACGCTCAGCTCTTAACTCTTTATACGTGTTGTAATGCTTAGGCGTAAATAACATTGTCTTACCCTCTTAACATAGCGACTGCTATGTTCTCTATTAATATGACCGCCATAAATGCGACACCGATACAGATATATACTTTCATCACTATGTTAAGTTCTTTCCAACATTCAATCTTTAGTAGGTTCATTGTGTTTCCTTGTTATGGTTAACCGATGTGGTTAACATGGTTCTATTAGACCATATAATATATGATATGTAAAGGTTTGGTGTAGAATAATTAACGTACAGGCTTAATACAGCGACCCCCTACACCCCGTTTTTTCATCTGGTTCCATCCCGCCCTATACACTTGAACATGGTCAAATAGAACCACAAAATCCACTAGGTCCACGGCGTTAAGTAAAGTTACAGAAACCCCCCATCGCTTTTAAAAAGCCTCATCAAAAAAATATTTCGCAAAAATTTACCTATGTGTTAGACTTCTTAAAACATTTTACCAAACAGTAAATATGACATTAGATTATAATTGCCCCACCATAGAGGAAAACGTGCCTCTACCTGCAAACGCTAAAGATGCGTTTCCCACGCTGTCGCCTACAGAAGAACTACACATGCGGGCAAACGTGGTTAAACTACTTTCAGATTTAACTAATAATCCCATTACACCTACAGCGTCTGACGTAGAAGAAGCGAAAGCTATTGCTACAGAAATGGCTGCTAATCCAAGCTACCGTCCACAGTTCCCACAATACCCAAATGAGACCCTTGCTTTACTTGCAGGTATGGTTGCTCAAATGAATGTGTCTATAGTAGATGACTTAGCTGATCTTAAAATGTATGTGATTAATAAGTTAGTTGCTGAGATAGAGAATACTCAAGATAGTAAGACTAGAATTGCTGCCCTAAAACATTTAGGAGACATAGATGGTGTTGATGCTTTCAAACGCCGTACAGAAGTAATTATTAAAGTACAAACTATAGAGGAAGTTGAGAAAGAACTATTAGACACCCTTAGTATTATTGAGGGTAGAGTTATAGATGCGGAAGCTAGACAGATAATCTCTTTAGCATGAGTATTAAACTTACTCCAGAAGATTTATTTAAACTTCGTCAGGCATTACCCTCAATGCCTGATGCCCAAAAACGCCGCACCGCACTACTCTTAAAAGAATATGAGGCCCAGATAGCTCAGACATTAGGGAAGCTTTCTTTCCTAGATTTCATTAATCATGTATATCCTGACTACAAAGTAGGGCCTCACCATTTAAAACTGATACAAGTCTTTGAAGACATAGCCGCAGGTAAGAAAAAACGTGTTGTAGTTAACATTGCCCCGCGTCATGGTAAGTCTGAACTTATATCATATCTAGCGCCAGCATGGTTCTTAGGCAAATTCCCACAAAAGAAGATCATAATGGCTTCTCACACTGCTGACTTAGCTATTAACTTCGGTAGACGGGTACGTAACTTAGTAGGTTCCAATGAATATAAAGGTATTTTTCCACAAGTTGAGTTACAGTCTGACTCAAAATCTGCCTCTAGATGGGGTACAAATTTTAATGGTGAGTATTTCGCTATTGGAGTGGGGGGTGCTCTTGCGGGCCGTGGGGCGGACCTTTTTATAATTGATGACCCACACTCAGAACAAGACGCTAAACAGAATAAAGCTAGTGTTTTCCTCCCAGCGTGGGAGTGGTTCCAGTCTGGTCCTATCCAACGGCTGATGCCGGGTGGTGCTATTATTGTTGTAATGACTCGGTGGTCTAAACTAGACCTTACTGGGCAGATAGTTTCACAAATGGAACGTGAAGAAGGTGTAGACCCGTGGGAAGTCATAGAATTTCCTGCTATTAAAGATGATGGCACTGCGTTGTGGCCTGAGTTTTGGGATATTGAGGAACTATTAGCTAAGAAAGCATCATTAGACGTACGGTATTGGAACGCACAGTATTTACAGAAGCCAACTTCGGAAGAAGGAGCGTTAATTAAACGTGAATGGTGGAACATTTGGGAAGGGAATACACCTCCTGAGTGTGAGTTTACCATTATGGCTCTTGATGCTGCCCAAGAAACAAATAACAGAGCCGATTACAATGCTCTTACCATTTGGGGAGTATTTTTCAATGAAGAAACTAATAACTTTAATATTATACTATTAAATGCTATAAAGAGACGGCTGGAGTTCCCTGATCTAAAGAAACTTGTACTAGAAGAGTATAAGGAATGGCAACCTGACTCTTTTATAGTTGAAAAGAAGTCTAACGGGGCTGCTTTGTACCAAGAATTAAGGCGTATGGGGGTACCCATAGGTGAGTTTACACCCGGTAAAGGTCAAGATAAAATTAGTAGAGTTAATGCTATATCCGATTTGTTCTCTGCTGGTATAGTATGGGCTCCTGAACATAGATGGGCTAAAGAAGTCATAGAAGAATGTAACGATTTTCCAAGTGGTACGCATGATGACTTAGTGGATTCTACAACACTAGCGTTGTTGCGGTTTAGACAAGGCGGTTTTCTACGACTACCCAGTGATGAGGCTGATGTTGATGACTACTACTATAAAGCTAGAAAGAAAGCTGCTTATTATTAATTAAGGAAACAAAATGATTGACAAAAGTGTGAACCCCGCCCCTATGGGCTTAGATGCTGTACCTATAGAAGAAGATCAAGAGCCGTTAGAGATTGAGATTGAAGACCCTGAGTCAGTAACAATTAGCCTAGGCGAACAAGAGATTCTTAAAATACAAAAAGAAGTTGATGAGGAAAAGTTTAATGCTAACTTGGCTGAAGAAATTAGCGATTCGGTTCTACAATCACTTGCATCTAATCTTATTAATGACTTTGAGTCTGATGTAAGTGCACGTAAAGATTGGGTTCAAACTTATGTTGATGGGCTTGAGTTACTAGGTCTTAAGATGGAAGATCGTTCAGAACCTTGGGAAGGTGCCTGTGGTGTGTATCATCCACTGTTAACTGAGGCTGTTATTAAGTTCCAAGCGGAAACTATTACTGCAACATTCCCTGCGTCTGGTCCAGTTAAAACACAGATCATTGGTAAGGAGACTGAAGAGAAGAAAGAAGCCGCACAGCGTGTTCAGGACGATATGAACTATCAGCTTACTGATGTGATGACTGAATACAGACCAGAGCATGAGCGCATGTTATGGGGCCTAGGATTGGCAGGTAACGCCTTTAAGAAGGTTTATTATGATCCGTACTTAGGTCGTCAAGTTGCTATGTATGTTCCTGCTGAAGACATCGTTGTTCCTTATGGTGCAGCAGACTTACAGAGTGCAGAACGTGTAACTCACATAATGCGTAAGACTGAGAATGAAATACGCAGACTACAGTATGAAGGCTTTTATAGAGATGTAGATTTGGGTGAACCTTCCAATACTATGGATGATATTGAGAAGAAGATAGCTGACAAGCTTGGGTTTAGAGCGTCAACGGATGATCGGTTTAAACTGTTAGAAATGCATGTTGAGATTAATCTTGAAGGTTTTGAGCACGAAGATCATGAAGGAAAGCAAACTGATATAGCGTTGCCGTACGTGGTTACTATCGAAAAAGGCACAAACACAATCCTATCAATTCGTAGAAATTGGGACCCTGACGATGAATCTTGTAAAAAACGCAATCATTTTGTTCACTATGGCTATGTTCCGGGTTTTGGCTTTTATTGCTTTGGGCTTATTCATCTTATTGGTGCCTTTGCCAAGTCTTGTACTTCGATCCTTCGTCAGTTGGTTGATGCAGGGACTCTCAGTAATCTTCCGGGGGGCTTTAAAACTAGAGGACTAAGAGTTAAGGGTGATGATACTCCGATTGCTCCGGGTGAGTGGAGAGATGTAGATGTACCATCTGGTGTAATGCGTGATAACTTCATGCCACTACCGTACAAAGAACCAAGTCAAACTCTGCTAACTTTACTTCAAGGAATAGTCGATGAAGGTCGCCGTTTTGCTGGGGCTGCTGATCTTGCTGTCTCTGATATGTCCTCTAATAGTCCTGTTGGTACAACACTCGCTGTACTCGAGAGAACGCTTAAAGTAATGAGCGCAGTGCAGTCGCGTATACACTACTCGATGAAGCAAGAGTTTATCTTACTACGTAACATTATAAGAGACTATACCCCTGATGAATATGATTATGACCCTACAGAAGGTAGCAGACGCGCTAAGAAAGCTGACTATGATTTGGTATACGTACTTCCTGTATCAGACCCTAATGCCTCCACAATGGCACAAAAAGTCGTCCAGTATCAGGCAGCTCTACAACTAGCACAAGGCGCACCGCAACTTTATAACTTACCTGTTTTACATAGACAAATGCTGGAAGTATTAGGGATACCTAATTACCAAAAGTTAGTGCCTATGGAAGATGATATGAAACCTCGTGACCCAGTTACAGAGAATCAGAACATCCTTAAAGGCAAACCTGTTAAAGCGTTCTTATACCAAGACCATCAAGCCCATATTGCTGTACACATGTCTGCTATGCAAGACCCTAAAGTTCAAATGGTGCTACAACAAGCTATGGGACAAAACCCACAGGCTTTAATGGCGTTACAAGCAACTATGTCTGCACATATTAATGAACATCTTGGATATGAGTACAGAAAACAGATTGAACAAACTATGGGTATGAATATACCTACTTATGGTGAAGATGATACTGACAACCAAGTAACTATACCTGACAGTATGGAAGTTCAAATTTCACAACTAGCAGCTCAGGCTTCACAACAGTTGTTACAACAAAACCAACAAGAAGCCCAAGCTCAAGCTAATCAAGCTCAACAACAAGACCCGTTGATACAAATGCAACAACAAGAGTTACAACTTAAAGCTCAAGACTTACAACGTAAAGTAGCTAAAGACCAGTCTGATGCTCAGTTGGAAGCGATGAAGATACAAGTTGATCGTGAACGTATTGGTGCTCAACAACAATCTACAGGGGCTCAAATTGCTTCTAAGATGCAAGATACACAAGCTCAATTACAGGCTAAACAAAATGAGTTTAGGTCTAAATTAGATGTAGATATAGCTATGAAAGATGGTGAACGTGCACATCAGAAACAGCAAACTAACTCTAATCAAGAACATGCTAGGTTCTTAGCTGAAAGACAACATCAACAAGCTGAGAGACAAGCACAAAGACAAGCCCAGACTAAAGGAGGAGAGGTAGGTAAAAAAAAGCCTGAAGGTTTTAAAGAGGGTGGAGTAATTCATTCTGATTATGATATGGAAGGGTATAAGACAGCTGTTAAAAGTGGAAAGATAAAACCTCGTGTAGGGGAAGAAGATCATTATCCAGATACTTATAAGCTACCTAATCACCCTACCTTTTCAGAACAAAGTAAATACTCTAATGCTGATGCACAGGGTGGTAAATGGCAAGAAGGAGATGAAGGTCGATATTACTTTCATCCATCTGAGCACAACTTAAGAAATAGATCACCTGAGAAACTAAGTGAGTACTTTGTCAATCAGGAAAAGAAAGGAACTTATTTAGCATTACCTACAGGTCAACTTATTGAAGGAACTAGATAATGGATAGAGAAGCGGAGATTCTCTTTAAACAAATTGATGACAGAATATCGTTATTAACACAAGCGTTAGCATCTGGTCGAGCTGAAGATTACTCACAGTACAAGTATATATGTGGGCAAATCCAAGGCTTAGATCAGGCTCGAAGCGCCATAGAAGTACTAACTAAGAAACTGGAGTTTGAAGACGAATGAGTAAAATCTTAATTGGGTCTAACCCAAACAACCCTCAAGTTGTGGGGTCTGTAGACTTCTCAGCTACTAACGAAGAAAAGGCAACTCAACTGCCTACACCAACAGGGTATCGTATACTATGTGCACTACCTGAAGTGGAGAAAGAATATGAAAGTGGCATTCTTAAAGCTGATGAGACTTTACGGCATGAAGGTCTTCTGGCTACTGTGTTGTTCGTTGTGGCTATGGGTCCTGATTGTTACAATGACAAAGACCGTTTTCCTTCTGGCCCTTGGTGCCAAGTTGGGGATTTTGTCCTTGTAAGACCAAACGCAGGTACTCGTATGAAGATACACGGTACTGAAATGCGCATGATTAATGATGATAGTGTTGAGGGTGTTGTTCTTGATCCTCGCGGTATCTCCAGAGTTTAAAGGAAAATAAAATGGCTAAGTACGAAGCAGATGATTATGAGTTCCCTGATGAAGCTGGTGGGGATGTAGATGTTGATATAGATTCTGATGAGATTGAAATTGAGATTGAAGATGATACACCTATAGAAGATAGGAACGCTAGACCACCATTACCTAAAGATATAGTAGATGAGTTAGAAACTGCTGACGAGTCTGATGACTATTCTGGTAAGGTGCAAACTAAGTTTAAACAGTATAAAAAAGCGTGGCACGATGAACGTAGGTTGAAAGAAGAAGCCTATCGTGAGCAAGAAGAAGCTCTATCTGTAGCTCAAAAAATACTGGATGAGAACAAACACCTTAAGTCTTTACTTGAATCAGGAGAAAAAGAGTTAATAAGCACTTATCAATCCTCTGCTGAGTTAGAAGTGGAGAAGGCTAAACGTAATTATAAGGAAGCTTATGACTACGGAAATACTGATGCAATCATCGAAGCACAAGA